ATCCCACTCTTTAAGCATGAGGTTCTGATCCGTGATGATCCCTGCTACCTTGTTGGATCTGAACGGGTTCTCTGTGCCTCCATATTGCCACATCTCGTAAGAATTGCCGCTCCTCAATACCGGAGGAGTAAGTTTATAAGCTGCCACCCAATGAGGGATGTCCTTAAGAGCTTCATCGACAAACTTATTATTAAAATGGCTTTCGGAGGAGTATATTCCGCAATTATATCCCGCCGCTTTCAACGTGTTGCAGAACGTAAGGATAATGTTCGTAAGGTTCACTTTATCCTGATTCAGCATATTGCCTTCTACATCGTAGTAAACAGTAGTTATGTTTTTTCCGGTTAGAAGACTCTTGAAGTGTTCCGCCTCGGAAAGCGCAGCTTCTACGCTGTAGCAATTCCCGTAATAATATGCTGCTTTCTTCCAGTCTCCGGAAACCGCCTGATTGTAAAAATCTTCAAACAGAGGATCTGCGTAATTTCCACCGCCGCCTGCTCTAATGATTATATGATCAAAACCTTCTTCTCTTGCTTTTGAAAGTGTAAGGCCTTTCTGATGCCTTGATACATCGATGGCAAAAGCTGAGAATGCGGGGGCAGGTTCCGGAGCAGGTGTCGAATCTCCATAGTCGATGTAGGGAGTCAGCAAGCCGTAATCCGTCCAGGAATACTGACTCTTGGGGCCGCCTTTGTAAAGATATCTTCCGCCTTTTTCATCAACGTATGTATACTGAACTTTTGATTCCCACGCTCCAGTGCATTCGACGACATTGAAGGTATATCCGTCCTGATCAAAATCTCCAAGATAAACTCCGGCATGAGGAGATGTCGATAAGTAAAGGTATGTTCCGGGCTGTGAAAGCTTTGAGAAATCTTTGGATCTTCCTGAGCATTTCTTCAGAAGTGTATATCCATCACAGTCACCTGTCGGGAAGTCCTTCGGGCTCACATAATATCCCGGAGTTCTGTTATCGTTCCACCCGCCTAAGATCGCCTTGATGAGATTCCAGCAATCAAACGAAAATCTCGATCCGTCATAATACCCGCAGTTTTTGGGGAACTTATTGCAATAATAATTTGGAACATCATGAGCAAGCCTAAGCTGCTTAATAAAATCACTTTGCTTCATTTATTCCCCTTTCCTAAAAATGTGCAAAATATAGGCGGCTCCCGCTCCGAGAACCGCCGCCATTAATGATATGAAGATGTTTTCACTCATCCGTCTTGTTTGCTCCGTCTGCGAGACCTTCGCCGATCACATACCCAATGACGGAAGCTCCCGCCATTATGAGTGCCGCCACCTGTTCGGCATCGCTTGTGCTATCTCCGAAATAGATCAAAAGCATAGTGACAAATGTTGCAATGCTTGCCCAAAACTTACGGGATGTGAGTTTTCTTTTCCAATCAATGCTCATTTCTTTTCTCCTTTCGTGTTCGGTAATTCCATAATCTGGTTCTTCAAGGCGGTTGCGATATCGTTTCCGCCTAAATTGTGGTAAGCCTTGTACATCTCGGATATGTTTGTTTTGTCCTCAATGGTGCAATAGCCCGCCGATGTATAGGTGCGATGTGCTACCACGATCTCGTTTCGCAACAACGCACAAAGTCCATTCTTAAATTCTTCGATATCCTCCGGGTTTATTCTTTTCTTCTTCCTTCCTGCAAGGAACTGAAAAAAAGACCAAAGACCATTGGAACCTATAACAGCGATAACAAGTGCAACGACCAGCTCGGTTGTCATGCTTCTTTGCCCTCGCTTTCGTTTTCTTCGGGTATAAATCTGTTGAAACGTTCGCATTTTGAAAGTTGCCCGTCATCGCTTATGATCTCGCAAACGACCGCCTGGGTGTTTTCGTTTGAAGATGCGTACCACATTTCGTAGTACAAAGCGGCCATCGCTTCTTCTTCCGTTGCGAAATTTACAAGGGCACGGGTCACGGTTCCGTCTGTCGCTGTGATGATCTTTAAAAGATTCATATTTGTTCTCCTTTAGTCTGTGGTCTTTGTATATTCAAGAGTTATCGATGATAATCGCCCTTCATTGTTCGGAAGCGTGCTCATAACGCTTATCGGGTTATCTATCATGTCAACATTTACGGGGCAGGCGTATCTATCGCTTCTTCCGATTGCGTTTATCGGTGTATCGCAATTAGGAACCGAAACGCCCGTCAAGCTGTACCAGGTGTTTGTCGGCAGGGTTTTCTGTGAAAAGCTCCAGGTCTTTTGGTATATCGGTTTTCCATTTATCCAGGTTCCGACGACTTGCTCGTTGGTTGAATAAACGTGATTCCCGCCGCTTGCGTTTGCATTTACCCACTTGCTCGTATTTCCGTCGTACGTTAAAACCTGGCCGTCGCTGGGTGTCGTTAAATTGACATCCGAAAGCCCCGCAAGGGAAGATGCGCCGCCCCCGCCCGTTACGGTCACGACGGTTTCGTCGTTCACGCTGTCATCCGTAACCGCAACATCGCCTGCAAACTTTAAATAGGTGCGGGCAGGCATCGTCTGGTCGTTTTCGTCTACGATCGTGTGTCCGCTTCCGCCGCCGCTCGGAGCGTAAACGTCCGTCGTAGTTCCGTTTATATCTATCTCTGCGATTTTAGTTCCGCTTGCCTGTAATTGCGACCAAGACACCGTGTCGCCACCGCCCGAAGGATTAGCGTTTACCCATTCCGCACTATTGCCGTCGTAAGTCAAGACTTGTCCGTCGGTCGGAGTTGTGAGGTTTACGTCTGACAGACCCGCCAAAGACGAAGAGCCACCGCCCCCACCTAAATTGGCGTCAATGATATCCATGTTGTCGTTATAATCCGTGCGAAAATCTCCGAACGGATCCGTGGCTTCGGGTTTCTTTAGGTTGTAATTTGTCGTATATGTCGCCATATTTCCCTTTTATTAATTCCAAGAAGGTTTATTTGACCAACGAGTATCGAATGCGTTCAAATTTGAGCCTGTTATGCCCCACAGAGACGCCTTCGTTGCATCGTAGGAGAAGTATGTGAGAGGTGTGTCTTCGTCCTGCACTTCGGAGTTGACGTATTGTGTTCCTGCATAGTCGTAGTAATAATATGCGGTCTCGTATAAGTTCTTATTGATCTTTGATGAAAAGCAGGCTTTAATGTTCCCACCGAACATATTGCCGACCATAGTTGTAAACAATCTCCACAACGCAAGGTCGTCAACTGATAATATCCAAGCATTCCCGGAAAACATTTCATCTGTTCGATTCGCAGAAGACATATCTTTATTTGAAAGTGCAGAGATGTCAGAGAGCCAAGTGCAACCTTTACACATTCTGTAAAAGTTCTCACCGTTTGAAAAATTCCAACTCTCCAACCCGTGCAAGCTTGTGAGTTTGATGTCATACTCAAAAGTACTTGAGAAGTCAACAACGTCAGATGTGTCGAGTGCGCTCAAACCGCTCACATCGGTCAAAGAAATGCAACCCGAGAAAGCACCGCTGACCGTGATCAGTTTTGAGACCCAATTTGCAAGCCCTGCAAGGTCAACAAGATGCTCACAGTTTTCACACATCTGCGAGATATCTTCAAGACTCGGCATCGTCCAAAGCAGGAACGCATTCAAGTTCGTGATCAATGTCCCGATGAAACCGCAGGAAATAGTCTCGACATTGTCCGTGTTCCAATTAGCCAACGCAGATATATCAGAGAGTAATACGCACATATCACAGATGTATGACATATCCGTGACGTTCGAGACGTCGATGTTCTCCAATCCGTGCAGGCTTGTGAGGCTCTCCGCATGTTGCAGGAAAGCGTACAAATTAGTCAAACTCGGTGTTTTCCAATTTGTGAGTGCTTCAAGCGATGATATGTCTGAATAATAACCGAAGTGATAGATCACCTCTACGTTTGAAACGTCCCAACCTGCAACAGCAGAAATGTCTGAAAGTGAAGAACAGCCACCAAAAACGCCGTAGAACTTCGTGCAATTCGAGACATCAGCAAAAGCAAGCTCGGAAACGTCCGTAAGTTGCGTTGACGAGAAAAAGCCGTTTATCTCGTCCTCTCCTAATCCCGTCGCTCTCCAAGGCATCGAGGAAAGCTTCTTGACTGAGTTGTTCGATGTCAGACTATAATCTTTTACTTCAACTCCGCTCGTTGTGAGTGGTCTGATAAAGCCGTACCCGTCAGAGTAAACATCAAGGTTGTTTGTATGCGATGAGACCGAACCGTGATTGACGACGGTGATGACCTGCTTGACGGTCTTGTCGACAACGATCGTCTCTTCGTCGTGAACGTACTCTCTGTGATAATGGCACTCGACCGTCACCTCTCCGACCGTGCTGAATGTCGAACCGATTGCAGGTGTAAATGTGCAATGTGCGACGTCGTCCTTGACAGCATCGAGCGGATCGCCGTTTTCATCGGGTACTAAAAAGTACCACTGTCCGGCGTAGTTCTTCGAGTTTTTAGGCACGAACGGGTGCGAGAACACCTGGACATCTCCATCACCGGAATCGGCGAGGGTGTAATCATGTCCGGCTCCGAATATAACAAATTTGAGATCATTTATTCCGATTGTTGCACTCATTCCATATCACTCCATAAAGTAGGCGTATCCGTAACGGTCATATAGACGATTGCTGAGTGATTTCCCTTGCCTGTGACTCTAAATCCACAGGTCGAAGTGAAGACTCTCTTTCCGATCATTGCTTTTTCTTCTGTGACTTCAAACTCATAAGAAGCCTCATCGTCGACAGTGATCAGGATCTTAACTGTTGCTGTTGCAGAAAGAGAAGCTTCAGCCGTAAACATGAAACCCATGCGTTGGACATCGACTGTCTGTTTCCAGTCAATCTGAGCAACTTTTGTCTTGGTGTTTCCGACCGTCAAAGAAGATGTATTTTCTGTATGGAGCAGCCAGAAGTTCTTTGCTCCGGACTCCTGACCATTGTTATAATCCTTTGAGAGTCCTGCGACTGTTTTTGAAAACCTGTCCTGAGCTTCTGCAAGATAGGGATTATCACCGGCGCAGGTGACTGTCATTTTTGAATTGAAACTATAGACAATTTGAGTGATTGCTCCGATGTCATAGGTTCCAGCCTGATTCTCGGTGAATGTCAGAACATCTCCGGGATCGTAGATCGGAATCAGAGCAATATCTCCACTAAAAGGAACATAATAGATTCCGTCCCATGCATCGATTATTTCCTGCAGAGCTGCCAGCCTGTTTGTCTGATCTGTAAACTGCAGGAAAGGATTTGTGCCCATATTAAGCACAAGGCCTCCGGAATTGTTATTGCTTACATATTCCTGGATACCTTCCTCTTTGCATATGGCATAAAGTCCATCATATGTAGTTCTAAAGTCAGAAAGAGCTGATGAATATCTGAGATTGGCGGTGATTGTATCATCAGAAAGAGCTTTGTACTGTCCAATGTACAGATATCCGTCCCTTCCGATGTAGGCAAAACCTCCGAGATATGCCGCCATATATCCAAGGACATCACGCCAGGTAGAGGCATCCGAAACCACATCAGCGAAACCTGTTTTTCTGTTGCCGTTCGGCATTCCTGCGATATCAGCTGATGAACTTCCGAGGGTGACTCCACAAGCCAGACAGAGATCCGACAGCCATGTGTAAGGCTTCATAATCGTGTTATTGCTGACAGGATCAAAAGGAACAGCTGCGAACTTCAGCATGTTGTCGTTTGCTTCTATGTTTATCGTGTCAGCCGTCTGATTTGCTTTTGTGATGATGAACTTTCCCATTGGGATCACATCAGCCACTCCATCAACTGATGTGGTGATTTCAATCTCACCATTGATAAGTTCGTATCTTGAAACTCCCGGGAGAATCAAAACAATAGATAAAGCTGAAGAGAACACAGTTCCGATCTTAAGGCTCTGGGATGAAATCGTTCTTGTGATCGATGCTGCTGCGCCGGAAGGAATATCATCATGTGTAAAGGAATAAACCGTTCCGCCTACCGTTGTGATGGTTCCAGACCAGCTTATATTTACTGTATCTGCCTTGATTGCTGTTTTATACTGTGCTGATGCGTTATACATCCTCGCCCCTTACATTGAAGTTAATTCAAAAGAGATATCCCAGTTCGGCGTTGTATCATTATCATCAATCAGTTCACCGCTGAAATTCTCAACAAAACCCGTGAATGTTTCTGCAAGACCTGTTCCGGGATTGTAATATTTTATGGTGTGAGATGAACTGTTGATATATGCCGAGTAGATTGCGGAATATTCCGTTTCATTTGCCGGCATGCTGACAGTTATATGCGGAACACCCAGGCGTTTGATGTATCGCCTGAGGGTTCCTGCTTCTGTTTCGTTTACGGTCTGTTTATTGATAAAGGATAAATTGTAAGAGCCCTGGTTGATGACAACTTCGACTCCATTGAAATAGATTTTGACACTGCTCATTTATCTTCCTCCTGACATGAGGTTGTATCTTGACTGAGCATTTAAGATGATTGTATCGAGTTTTTCCTCTCCGATGTAGACAGGAATTGTGATAGGGGCCATACCCACGCCTGCTGCCTCCATCTGCATATCACTTTCGGGAAGCTGAAGAACTGATGTCAACGTGCTCTGCAATTTGACTTTGGAATCTTCAAGGCCCTCAGTGAAAAGCTCGATCATATCCGGTGCGTAAGTGTGGAAATTTGAGAGTGGTCCCTCCTCAGGCTCTGAGAATCCAATAAAGTCCTTTATCTTCTGCGCTACAGCTTTCACTGCATCTCCGACGAGGTTCAAGGAGTTTTTGATTCCCTGGACAAAGTTCTCAATCAGATCTTTGCCCCATTCCTTCGCTGCGTCGACTTTTTCCATGATCGCATCTTTGATGGTCTGAATGATTTCAGCGCCCCATTCAGCTACAGCCACAAGTCCATTGAGGATTCCATCACCGAGAGTGACAATAATAGATCCCGCAGCTTCCAAAAGCATCGGTACCGCTTTGAGCAGAGCCTCCAACAGATTCATAATTATGATCGGGGCTTTTTCTATTAGCTTAGGGACAGCTCTGATCAATCCTTCAGCAAGAGCGACGATAAGCTGAAGGGCCGCTTCAACGAGCTTCACCAAAGTATCGGGATCAGTCAACTTGTCCACTATCGTAAGTACAACATCCACGATGGCAGGGATGATGACCGGAAGCGAATCGATGATTCCGTTCGCCAAAGTTATAAGAAGATTTAACGCCACATCGATAAGCGTCGGGAGGTTGTCCAGGATAAACTGGGCTATGGTTCCCAACAGCTGAAGAGCTGCGTCCGCTAATGCCGGAAGGTTATCCATAATAGCCTGTGCCAGCGCCTGAACGACGCTCATTCCAACCTCTATGAGTTTTGGGAAGTTTGCAGTCATATTATCAACGATTGCATCAATGCCTTCGGTGATCTTTCCGATTCCGCCTTCACTGTCCCCTGCGAATATGGCGGTCAGTCCATCCATGACACTGGTCATTCCGGGAAGGAACTGACCCATCAGGTTGTTTTTGATTCCTCCGAGGCTTCTCGTTAAGGTATCGAGTGAATCCTGATATGCCGCAGATGCCTTGACTGCATCATCGGACATTATCAGACCAAGGTCTTCGGCAGCTTTTGCCAATTCCTGGGTCTCTTCAATGCTCGTATTGAAAAGCGGTGTGAGATTCTGTCCGCTCCTTCCAAAGAGATCATTTGCGAGTGCAGCTCTTTCAGTGCTGTCTTCCATTTGCTGGAAACCTGAAATGACTGATTCAAAGACTTCCTCTCTTGACATATTGCTTATGTCTTCGAGAGAAAGACCGAGCGCCGCAAATCTTGCCTGCGCATCCGCACTTCCATTCTTTGCATCATCCAGCTGATTTGTCAGAGTCTTCAGACCTGTCTGCATTGAGTCGATATCGACTCCGGACTGTCCAAGGATATAATCCCACTTCTGAAAACCTTCATAAGACAATCCCAGCCTCTGGGACATCTTATCGATGTTGTCGCCATATGCTGCGACCTCACCGGCTGCTTCAGTAAATTCTGCACCCGCCTTGACAGCTGCGGCTCCTACCGCTGCAGTGGCTGCACCAGCTACAGCAATTCCTCTTCCAAGCCCACTTGCAAAATTAGATCCTGCAGCTCTTCCCGCCTGTGCTACTCCAGAAGAAGATGCGGCCTGTGTCAATTCATTTGTAATTGTCTGCTGTGCGCCTTCCATCGTGGGGACGATGGTCACAACAGCTCTTGCCACTTCAATGTTGTTCGCCATTTCTTCTCCTCTTATGTCTTATATTCACGAAAAGGTTCTTAAGTTGCACCGGTGCAACTGGATCCTTTCCATATTTGTCGCCGTTATTTTTCAGCCTCGGATAAGGCTTAGGCTTCTTTGCTTTCTTCCTGGAACCAAGTGCTACGAGATTGGAATTGATCATTGCCAACATATCGTAAATATCAGCCAGGATTTTATTTGTCTTAAAAGTTGTGGTCCATTCGTGCAGTTCGGGTTCTATATCCTTCGCAACATAGGAATCTGCTCCCAAGTTGCTTATAAAAGAATGAAGGGCACTCCAGCTTAAGGAGCACCCTACATCTTTTAACTCATACCCTATGCGCAACAGATCACACTCTAACGCCTTGTGGTGTTCATGTGCAAACTCCGCAAGGCTTATGATTCCCCCGGTGTTACACCGGTATCTGTTTCCGAAACTTCACCCCATGCGACCATGATCTGATTCAATTCGGAACTCGTAAGCTCTGAAAAGACATCCTCAGGGATATACTTCTCAAAGAACTTAGTGATGATATCGAATTTATCCTCCTTGGTCTTTGCGTTCTTGATCTGCGCTAAGTCCTTGAAAGGAATGGATCCGGCAAGCGGGATGGTAAATGATTTATCACGAATATTGATCTTTAATACTTCTTTGGGCTGTTCGAGTGTGATTTCTTTCATGCGCTTATCCCTCTTCAGATATGAAGTGGAGTCCACCTTCCTGAGCGGTGATGGTGGGAGTCCAGTTGATTGTGTTCTCGGGAGCAAAGGAGATTGAATCAACAGCGGTGATCTGTCCATTGGACATACCTACTGCCATGATGTCATCTCCGTCCTTCATGATGAAGATATACGCCTCGGGAGCAGGGAGAGAACCTGCGGAAAGGTCACAATCGATGGTCTTTCCATGATCGCCTGCTGCGGGAGTTACAGTAACGTTAGAAGCTCCGACAACAACCTTGAGGCTGTCTTCAGTAGTATCCATGATGGGTACCTGAACAGTCTCAGTATGCTCTGAGAGAGTGGATCTCTTGATCACATTCGCCCAGTTGCGGATGTTGTTGACTGACTTATCAGTGGTGACACTGATTCCGTCATGGGTTACATCACCGATATTTCTCCATGCGGAGACATAATAGGTGATCTCAATCTTTTCGCCACCGTCAAGAGCAGTTCCAGCCCAGGTGAAAGTGGTGCTGGAAACGGAATAATCATCGGGATCCTGCTCAACACCATCGATGGTCATCGAGATGATGGCATTTGCTGCTTCACTGAGAGTGAATACAGTCTGAGCGGCTGTGGCAGTGAACTTATCTGTGCTGGTGCCGTCACCGTTCTCACCGACAATATCAGTGGGATAAGTAGGAAGTGAAGTGCCTGCAGGTGCATGAAATGCCATGCCTGTTGCAAGTCCAATTCCAAGTTTCGCTTTGTTCATAATTTGCTTACCTCCATGGTTTCAATGTGTGCGAGCACACGGAGACGTGCTGAGCACATTGCAAGATCAGGTCTTACGGGGTCTCTGCCCCAGGATCCCAAGCTGTTGACTTTTGCAAACCTCAGCCTGGTTGTCTGACTTTTAGCTATTGCTATTACTATTCCGACTGCCGTCTGAAGATTCTCAAGTGCTGTAGCATCCTCCTCGGCCCTTGAATCAAGAGTCACATCAAAGTAGTCAATCGTGTTTTCATCAGTTCCTCCGACTGCTGTGATTAGTATGGATGGAACGTCGAAATTTGCGGGAAGAGGTCGCACATATGCCTTGATATAATCATTCAAGGATGCTCTGATTTCTTCTTCGACATCTATGCTTTTGTTTATCTTCATGTTACCGCCCTCGATAATGACTTCATTTCTGCTTCATCAGCTGATGCTTTTGAATCGAGTGCTGTCACTCGACCTATCCAGCGGCCGCCATAACCATATTTACTCATCATGGAGCCCTGGAACACTTCAGCGCCAAATCCTTCGCTGTCCGGGTCTGTCAAATTGCTGTTTGCTTTCAAGGCTATCTTTTCGGTTTCCTCAGATACAAGAGCTTTGACTCCTTCTCCCATGAGAATTTCCCTGAAGCCTTCGGATTTGAATGTGATCTTGATTTCCGTCATCCGGAATACCTCTTAAGATTGAGCTGGATGTTAGATACTCTGCCTGTCGGTGAAGTCCAATCTCTCGGAACTCCGTTGATCTCGTATGTCTCGCCATCTACTTCGATGTGATCTCCGGCTTTAACATCCGTTCCGCTCGGTACATAAACTGTGAGACCATCAGACAGACCCAACACACGACCATCTTCTGAAAGAGTGGTTGCGGCGGGCTGTACTGAGCAACCGGTAACAGTAACAGGATCCGCTGTGTGTTCCCAGTCGGGAATCACCGAACCTCTTACTGTCTTCGTGCCAGGTCTTATGATTTTGATTGACTGATTACAAAACGAAAGCATTAGAAAACTCCTTCCAGCCTATACGGATGGAGCAGTGCGGCATTGTTCTCAAGGATGCGATCATAGGATCCGTTTGTCCATGAAGAATTGTAGGTGATAGAAACACCGCCTGCCGCTTCTGACGTTACTCCGTAGGACTTAGCGAGCTTCAAAGTAACCATGTCTGAAACTAATTCCTTGAGTGCATCGCTTGCAGTTACCCCTGCCGTATAGATAACTTCGATCACGTCTCTGCGTCCGCTAATCGAAGCATCATAAACAGTCAGAAGACCGTTTGTCTGGAACGAGTAATCTGTCGTAGCATCTCCATTGATAGTTACTGAAGTGATTCCGGTAAGCATCCTGGTGGGAAGCTGTATGAGCAGATCTCTTCCTGTTGCGATGATCCCACGGTTTTTGATAGTCCACGAAATCTTGCAAGACTGAGCCCCAAAAAGGTGCCATCCGCAATAATTCTGTAAAGCAAGTGATGCCGCTTTGATACTGGGCTCGATACGTGTATCTCCGACATATTTATTCCCGGTATAGGTATTAAATTCTGTTACGGTTATCGCTATAGGCAATGCCTCAGCATTTACAAGCGTATATCCCCAGTTCGTCAGCAAATTCATTTCTTGCTTCCTTTCTTATTCTTTGCGGGTGTGACTGCTTTGTTCTTGATCTCTTCGACTGCTTTCGTCTCGATTACTTCTTCTGCTGCCTTTTCGATCTTGACAGCTTTCTTCAAAGGTACCGCTCCTTCGGGTGCGTTTCCGTCAAACTGTCTGATCACTCCGTTAGGCATTCTGTAAAGTTCCATATTGCCTCCTTATAAAGAAGGGGCGGATTGCTCCGCCCCGCCGTTGATTACTCTGCAGTAAGAGCAAATACTCCGTTGAGGTCCTTGACTGCACAAGCGATTCTCTCTTCAGCGAGAAGAGTTACTCTGTTGTAGAGAGCATCATCCTCGTTCTGCTCATAGAGCTTAACGTCTACGCCGCCCTTAACCCAGACCTTAACAGCCTGCTTAGCAACAACAAGTGCTTCGCCTGCGCTGACTGCGTTGCTCTCGAATACGGGAACGCCCCAGATAGCGCTAATGGGCTGATACTGTCCGTTACCATAAGCGCCGGTGAAGTAACCGCCGCCGATGTACTGAAGGTTGCTGTCCTTTGCAGTCTGAAGAGCGAACATGTCAGCGGGATTGAGGATAACTGCGGAAGCATCGTATGCAGAAGAAGACTTGATTGCCTTGATTGCATAGAGGAGACCGTCAGCAAAATCACCTGCGATGGATCCTGAACCTGCGCCGTAGGTTCCTGCAAGGATTCCGGTGGTGCCTGCTACTGCACCGATAAGAGTTGCATCCTCAACAACACCGAGATGATAGAGAAGGGAGTTCTGAACCTCTGATGCAAGGAAAGGAGCATCATTGATGATCTCATCGGTCTCTTTGATAAAAGCAGCAATCTTGGAAAGTGCAAGGGTGACGGGGGTGAATCCGGTGCTGTTCTGAGGCTTCTTAGTGTTCTCAGCGGTAACAGCGGGAGTTCCCTCGTAAGCATCCTGCAGGAAGTAGGTGATAGCGTTTCCGCTGATCTGAGCTACTGAGAAGAGATCTCTTGCTGCTCTTCTGGTAGGCTGAGGAGCTACTTCTCTGTCGATATCTGCGATCTGTACTCCGGTAACAACATCGGTAGCAGCCTTAATGTGCTGGGTTACTCCCATCTTTCTGTCGGTCATCTCTGCGCACTTCTGTGCGAAAAGCTCAAGGTCGTTCATATTCTTTTCCTCCTGTTTAATGGGTTCTGCAGTTCCGATAGACTTAAGAACTGCGATTTTCTCTTCGTCCTTCTTGATCTCAACTTCAAGAGCCTCGATCTCAGACTTAAGTGCTGCGCCCTTTTCGAGTGCGCCTTCTGCGTCATTCTCGATGTCGGGAGCAAGTGCTGCGAGCTCTGCCTTCTTGGCTTCGAGCATTTCAGTCTTATTCATTTCTTATTCCTCCATAGATTTGATGTAGGTGAGCAGTGCATCTTTTTCGGGATTGCTTGCCTTCTGCTCCTCCGGTGCCCCGTTGGCTTTAGACTCGTCCTCTCCCGGATCGTCTGCGTTATCTAAAAGCGCCTGCAGAGCGCTAATAGCATCTCTGATAAGTGCCTCGTCCTTGGCACTGTTTCTCTTGCCGGCCTTTTCCTCGATATTCTCATCGTTCTTGATCTCGGTAACTACTGCGGTCTGATTTGCAGGTACCGGAACAAGAGAAACCTCGTAAAGGTCCAACTTTGTGAGCTTCTGGAATATGCCCTGCTTCTTTTCTTCCTCGGTGGGTGCTTCCGAACCGAGAACGGAATATGCAAAGGAGAACTGCCAAACGATACCTTCTTTGACAAGCTCCCTCTTTTCCTGGGCGGCGGGTGTATTGAGGAATGAAGCACTGATCTTCAATCCGTAATCATCTTCCTCTGCCTCAAATACTGCTCCAATAATCTGATCGAAGTCGTGATTGAAGCAAAGAGGGAAGGGATGGCCTGTTGCTTTTCTCTTCTTCAGAGTTTCGGTGAAGGCTCCCTTGATCACGATATCGCCGTATGAATCAGGGGTCTTGGTCCATGTTGAGGCGTAGCCTTCAACCACTCCATTCTCCCCTTCTTTAAGTTCGAATGACTTATATAATCTTTCCATCTCTTACCTCCTTGTGATGGTGATCTCTGTCGTGCAGTTGCATCCGCACGTTCCATCAGGTCCAAGTATGTCATCTCCGGGCCAGTCGGCTCCGTTTGAAAATCTCTGGTCTACCGGAACGGTCTCCCCGTCCATCATTGCATGATCTTCACGGGGATTTTCTCCCGTTACCCATGTCTTAAACACTTCTGCTGAATAGCCCTGATCCTTGGCCTGTTCACACGCTTCACCGATAGCCCAACAAGCTGCAGTGGTTGCGATTGTCATTCCGAGAAGATCAGCGTCTTTGTCTTCTCTGACTTCGTAAACGTGCTCAATCTCTTCCTCAAGGTCTTCAGGATCACTCTCGATAACTTCATCGAGTTTCTTTTTTGTGGCTGAATTGATTGCTTTTGCTCTGCCCTCAGCAAGTGCTTTGAGATAGTTGACCGTTTTACCGGAATAGTATTCGGTACCGAGTTCCTTGGCTGTCTCTGTGCCGTGCTTTGTGGCAATCTCGAAGATGACAGGATCGATGTCTTCAGACAGTTCATTGTTCCATCTGTTCTCATCCCACCATTCTTTACCGGCTCCGATCTTGGGGATTATGCTCTTGGCCTGTCTCTTGAAAAACTTCTCGATCACCGCTCCAAGAGCTTCGCTTTCCTCATCATCAGCCTTGCCTTTGATGTGTGTACTCTCTGCGGATTTCTTTGAGATATACCGCATCTTCGGGGCTTCTTCCTCTACTGCGGGATTGTCGATTCCGTTGTTGACGTTCATGGGAACGATCAGCCGATCACCGCCCTCGATAGGAGGAAGGTCTGAATCTGCCCTTGCTTCGTTTCTTGTCATGTAAGGACCGCCGACAGCGCTCTGAAGGATCGACGCTCTTTCCTCAAAGGAGCCCTAGAGTTTTTCAGTAAGGTCAAACACAACGTAA